TATGGAGACATCTGGACCTGACCGTATGCATTGACATACGCGCTCTGGTAGCTTGCCGCGCTTAGCAGCCAATTGACGACCGTGAGCCATGAATCGTCAGGCTCGAATGTATGGGCCGATGATGTTGTGTAGCTGCCAGATGGATTGTTATGCGTGAGATATGCCGCCGTAACGATTTGCTTGGCCAAGCCGATTGTCTCCGTGCCAGCTGCGACCGTGTATGGATAGCCGAGTTTAGTTTCTGCTAGACGTTTCAAAACGCTTGACCCGTTTGCGCTGCCTTTGATTTTTATGCGTGCAGTATCTCCGCTATATACTCCGACATTCTCCGTTTCCGCCCAGTCGAGCATGAACGTGCCCAGCGGAATCTGTCCAGATTGCTCTCCGTTGCTATCGGTGAACGAATAGTAGATGCGTGCGTAATTCTGAGTTGACGGCTCGCGTCCGCCCTCGAAATCAAACTTGCACGACGCCTTGGTATCAGACAGCGCAGATAATTCCACGCTGCCCGATGTGATTTCGTTATACTCGCCGATTTCCTGCCATGTCGTCCAGTCGACCTCTCGAAAGCTGAATGTTTCGTTGTGTCTTGCTCCGTACCAGCCGACCATTAGAGCTCACCGCCGTCCACCTGCGTTGCCGTCAGCGTGATTTCGCTGTACCAGTCTGTCGTGGTGCTGGACGGCTTTTCGCTCATGTCGAAAACGGCATGCATGACCTCGCCGTCTGGCGTCTTGATAACTCCCGCGCCAGTGTCGCTCATAAGCTGCTCGAACATTCCAGCTTCGGTCTTATCGACCGCTACAAAGCTGATATTTCGCGTTTTGCTGATTGCCTTGGAATCATACGCTACTGGCAAAGAACGGCCCGCATATCGAACCATAGAGCGTTCTGGACGTGCTGCCGCCTTGCTGGTTTCGAAGTTCCATATTCCGCTTGCAATATTGTTCAACCAGTACACAAAGAAGCGTTTGCTTTCGATGCGGTTGGCCACGTCGGCAGCCTTTACTGCTCCACTCTCGGCGTGCGTGATGATCGTGTAGTTATAGTCCGTGTTCAGCGGTGCATATTTGTCAAATATTGCAGCGCCGCTTGAAAGATTGTCGCCGAGTACGACATCTCCGCGTTTGACTGTTGCATATTCGATTACTGGAAATTCCTCAACGACCTTTACCGTCATATCGCTATGAACAACAGCGTTTGTCGTTACTTCTGTGGTCGGTGGATATATCGGTTCAAACTCTCTCGACAACAACAAAATAACCGTTGATGGAGTTGTCGTCTCGTAATACATCAGCACGCCGCTCATGGCCGTCTTGAATGCTTGTGCTGATGAATAATTGCTATCGTCGACAAATATGGCAGATGCCTTGTCTATCAGCATAGATGAACCAGTGTATTTCTTGTAAATGTGACCTTGTATATGTATGCGTGGGTCAGTAGACGTCTCTTTTCCTCCGTATTGGTACGGCCCGCACAGAAGCGCAGAATCACTCCATTTGACGTCGTTCAAACTCGTTGATGTAAATAGCGTGTTTGACTTCGTCCACGTGAGCGTTCCAAGGTCGACGCACTTTATATTATGCGTTATTTCTCCGCCCGTTGCACCTATCGTCGCAACGTCACGAACAGAGCCGATGCCAGCAACGTAATTGCCATCCAAAATGTCGCTGTAAGTATGTTCAACTGAACCACCGTCGCTCTGTGTAACATCCAAATCTGGCCATGTAAGGCTGGAACCTGTGCCGCTGCCGATTCCGCATGTCGTCTTGACTGTTCCGTTCACTCTCGTAGCGCTGCCGTATATCTTGATTTCGGATATTTCCGCTTCGCCTTGAATTTCGTCAATCGTCGTCAGCGTCGTCGTTCCATTGTGCGTCGTGGTTATCTCTCCACCAGACTGGTAATTCGCGACCAATCCAACAGTTCCATCTTGGTTGTTTGCGATAGTCAGCGTGCCAGCTTGCGGCTCGACGAAAGCGACCGACATCTGAACAGCAATGGTGCTTGACAGACTGCTTGTCGAATTGACCGTTGCGACCATCCTGTATGTCTGGCCATTTGTTGGAATAAACTCGCTTGCTGAAATCTCGCCAGTCAGGTTGCTTGCAATCGCTTCGCTATATACGACGTTTCCGTTTGCGTCCGTGATTGACACTGTTCCATCGCTGAAGCTGCCAGACTGGTCTGAATACGTCAGTTGGTATTCAATAGGCATGTCAGCAACCACAGCAGGCGGTTTGCTTGTCACGAAAGCAATCGTCGGAACCTGACGCACCGTGAACGTGCGCGTTGATGAATAGGGACCGTATGAAGCATCGGCACCCTTTGTGCGCACTCGCCATGTTACGGTCGCATTTACCGAGAAATTATTGGCAACTGACGCGCTTTGCGATGTCGTTTCGCTGACCGTCGTCCATGTCGTTCCGCCGTTTGTGCTGTATTGCAGCTCTGCGGCCGTCTGAGCGCTGCCGTCTGCTGGGTTATGCTGCCAGCTGAACGTGATGTTGTTTTGGCCCTTCGGAATCACCGTGCAGCTTGATGGTAACAGCAGCGTCGGTGCCAAGGGCGGCACAAGCGCAGACACTTTTTCGCTGACTGGCGACCAGTCGCTTTTCAAGTCTCCACGTGCGTTGCGTGCTCTGAAGTAAAACTCGCCGCCGCCCGTGTCCCAGTCAATCGTAGTCGCGCGTGATTGCGTAGATGTCGCGTCGTTCCATGTCGTTCCATCTGTGCTGTACTGGAGCTCCGTTGATGTTGCCGTGCTTGCTGTGTTTGCCAGCGTGATTCGCACAATCGTTCCATTCAGGCGCGCGCCAGAGATGGAGCTAGGTGCATAAGGTCGTCCGTATATCGTCGCTGACGGGCTGCTGAAATCAGACTCGCCAGATGAATTCTTGGCGTATAGAACATAAGCAAACGCCATGCCGATGTTGCTCGACGTGTCAGAATAACTCGTCGCCGAACCGCTAAGCGTTGCTATTTCCATATATGGTCCGTCTCCACGGCACACCACTAGGCTGTTATATGGAGACGAAGACGTTGCATGGTTAGTCCATGAAATGTCGATGCGGTTATCGTCGATTCGTGTCGCCGACACATTAGTCGGTTTCGATGGTATTGCCATGCTTGCTCCTAATATGCCGCCGCAGCCTGACGTACCATGCTGACGAATTTGTCAGCCGTGAGAACATCTTCTGCGTGTACCGTTAGATTCTGGATTGTGATTCCGCCGATGCCTCCTGCGCTTGCCTGCGTGCTTGCGCTTACGTTGAGCTCTGCGGCTGAAGTGGTTACGTTTGCTAGTTCGCCCATGGCGCTTGCCATTGCTTTCTGCGGCTCGGTCGCGTTCTTTTCGATGCCGAGCGCAAGTCCGTCCATCATGTAGCCGCCGATGCCAGCGAAAACTGTTGACGGGCTGTGGATGCCGAAGAAGTCCATTACGCCGTCTATCATCTGACCGAACATATATGGAATGTTCAGGATGAATTCGGCGATTCCCTTCCCTATTCCACCGACAAGGCCCTGAATCAGCATGGCGCCTGCATAGGCAAGGTCGGCTAGGAATTGCGGAGACAGGATATAAGCAATCATGTCCTGAATCAGCCTGAAAAGGCCAGCAATGATGTCAGGAAGCGATTGCCCGATTGAACCGACAAGCTGCAAGAAGAAGTGAATGCCAGCCTGCAACATTGCGGGCGCGTTGTCCACGATATACTGCACGATGCTCGTCACCCATGTCGGCAAGCTGTCGAGGATTGTCTGCGCGATTCTCGAAACGACTGGCAGCACGTTGCCTGCTACGGTTTCGATGCTCTTGAATAGCTGCTGCGTGAGCTCGGCCATGTCGGCATTGTCATTTGCAAGCCCGACCATCCAGTTAGACCATGCTGCCTGCATGGATGCAACCGAACCGCTGACGGTTGTCGCTGCTTCTTCTGCGGTCGTGCCAGTTATGCCCATTTCCGTCTGCACAACATGGATTGCGTCGACGATATCCGAATAACTAGATATGTCATATTTGAAGCCGCTAATTTCCTCGGCCTTATCGAGTAGTTGCTGCATGCCCTCTTTGGAACCTGCAAAACCAAGGGACAGATTGTCCAACATGGTATAGTTGCCACGGCTGAAGCCTGAATATGCCGCCTGAATTCGCTCCATGTCGGTCCCCATTTTGTTGGCGTTGTCGGCCATGTCCGTTATAGCCATATTCGACATTTCAGCTGCCTTTGCAGTATCTCCACCCAGTGAATTTATCATTGCGGCTGAAAAGCTGGTGACGGTTTCCATGTAGTCGTTTGCGCTCAATCCTGCCGTCTGGTAAGCGTTTGCGGCATATTGCTGCACGGCTTCTGCGCTTCCTTTGAAAAGCGTCTCGATGCCGCCGACAAGCTGCTCGTAATCGGCATATTCGGTAACGGCCTGCTTGACAGTGTTCACGAGCGCTGTCCCGATTGCTGCAACTCCGGCTGCTGCAAATGCAACGCCGAAACTCTTTATAAGTCCGCTGCTAAGATGCGTTCCTCCGTCGTTCCCAGCTGCCGTGCCAGCTGTTTTTGTTGCTGCTGCTAGGTCGCTTGTGATTTCAGACTGTGCAGATTTGTCAAGCTTAGGTATAAGTGATAGGTAGGCTTTGGCCGCTGTTTCCATCGTCCACATCCTTCCATTCTTTGTTTATTTCTTGCATGAATTCATCCATCGGCATAGACACCGCATTAGCCAGCGGATTGTCGCTTTCGTCCTTATGGGCGAGCGCGTCAATGAGCGGCTTGATTGGCATCGTCCCGATGGTTATTTGCGTATTAGGTTGGTATCTGGCCACCAATGCGCTCCCGTATGGCAAGTGCGAAATGCAGACGGCCGCATGGAGTAACGTGAAATCAACGCCCATGTTGTCCATGTTCAATCCGAAAAACCGCTGCAAATCTGCACGCACCTCATTCGGATGGTCGCGCAGGCTGACGGCCAGATACATCAGTTTTTTTCTGCGTCCTCGACGTGTGATTGCTGTCTGCCAATCTCATCAAAGACGTCCATGACGAATTGCATTGTTTCCTGCACTGGTAAGCTACCGTCATTCTGCTTTCGCAGTTCGGCTTTGATTCTTGTCCATTGCTGTTCTCCGAACATCGTCTTAAATAGTTTCACGATGCTTGCGATTTCGCCGCTTTCTGCTTCAACTAGCAATTCCAATATTTCAAAGTCATTCAACAATTGAGGCGCCACGGTAATTTCTATTCCGCTCACCTTTACAGTCAATTCGTCCATTTTTTGTCCCTTTAGGTATAGGTGTCGTGGTTACTGCCTAAGCAGTCGCATACTTGACGTCGATTTTTACGCCAGCAGCATTCGGCAAGCACTTGCCCGTGATGTTGGGCTGCTCGCTTGCTCCTCGCTTCAATACGATGTCGCCCTGCGTCATGCATTGGTAACGTGGAATGATGAAGCGCTGTTTGCTGCCGTTTACCAGTAACGTGTCGATTACGACGATGCATTCAGCTGGCAGGCCGTCCTTGATGGAGATGCCAGTGATGTTGTCGCTGGTGTCGGTCGTCACGTTAGCCGCGCCGAACATAAGGCCCGCGATTGCTTCATTCAATCCGAAGCATTCCAACGGGTTGATGGTCAACTCGATGTTTGTCTTGTTGTCCAGAATCTTGATGTCGGCTGCTTCCCATGCATCCAAGGCCGTGGTGTCGTGGCCGATTTTAATGGTCGCACCATCAGCGGATGAATAGAAAGTCTCAAAAGCTGCATCCAAGGTCGCAGATGCCGAGATGGGCAACGTCGTCCCGATTGGTGCAACATTAACGGCGCCAGTGACGACAGCCTTAGCATCAGAAATTTTGGTGTTTGATGCTGCCATGTTAGCCCCCTAATTTACTTGCTATTGTTTGGAGAATGTTGTGTTTTGCTTGAACGGCAAATGCCGCCCGATTCATTGGGTGAACAACAGCGATATACGTGTTAGCCAGCTTCTTTGTTTTACATCCGAACATGCGTCCAGTGATGGGCGCCTTGCCTTTAAGCATTGCGCGCGCTGGGCCGTCAGCCGCATCGGCTATATCCATTCCAGCTTTGTAAAGCGCATCGTTTACTTCTTCGCTCTTGAAAATCTTTGGAATGGATGCCGTTTCGATTTCGACCTTTAGAACCTGCATGTTTTATGCACGTAACCAATCGAGCCGATTGTCTGGTCGGATATTCCAAGCTGGCGCCGCTGTTCCTTCGTGAGATACAGGCTGCCGCCGATTGCTTCGGTCTGCTCTTCCCAGATTGCCGCATCTGCCACGTCACCGAACATGCTGTTTATCGTGTTCTGCGCGTTCACCATCGAATTGCGCACCATGTCGCACGCCACCGTCTTTGCGTTTTGAAGTGCCACATCATCCATCTTGTCGATGTCTATGCATGCGTGGACTAGTTCGCGGATAATGATCGCGGATGCGCGCCTAAGAAGCACGTTTGCAATCCTGCTTTCGTTGGCGCTAAGCTGCCGCCATCCATCTTGCAGGTCGGACGTGTCTGCAAAAGACAATACTGCTGTCATTTGTTCCCCCAATGAAAAAGATGGGGAGCGTGTTACCGCCCCCCTCGTGTGTTATTTCGTGCCGCGCTTTTTCTTGCCAGCACCGTTGTTTGCAACTGCCATGGTCTACTCCGTTTCAAGCGTCATGCCGCTGATGTCGTAAGTCGTGACCTGCGTAACATCGCCAGCCTTTGAAGTCGTGATTTTGATGCCCGTCGTTTCGCTGGTGATTTGCATGACGACATCATCATCGTTGAAAGCAGGTGTCGGTGTTCCTTGGCTTGGCACGCATTCGCATACGCATGTGACGCCCGTCGTGGTTCCATCAAGGTCGGTGCCCTTAACATGGAGCGCGACGAAGTTCGTGCCCTTGGCTGGGTCGAAGCCAGCGCTGGACCAGTCTGCGATATGCTTGCTAGTTCCTGACACGGTTTTGCCGCTAATAGCAACGGAAGTCTGAATTTGGCTTGCCGTCTTGTCCCACAGTACCGTGTCTGCGTCTGGTACAGTGACGCTCGTTATAAATTTGCTTCCTTAAGGTGTACGAAGTAATCAACGTCAACGCACACGAAGCCGAGCTCTGCTTCAACCATAACGGCGAACATGTTGCGCTGCCACAGGTTGATTTGGTTGCTACCGTCGTTAATGGTTGCTTCTTCGGAGATCTTAATCTTGATATCCTCGACGATGCCCCATGCAGCCTTTGACCAGTCGCCAGCAACGCCGAGCACGTCAGAAGATGCAAGGCCAGCAGCCTGAGAAATGTACACAGGTGCAGCGAGCAGACGAGAAACCTCGCCGTCGCGTGCGCTGTCTATGAACAGCGGACGGCCATTGTCGTCGGTGGAACCGAGCAGCAATGCTTCGCCAGCAGCGTCGAAGGCCCAACCGTTCAGGCGTCCGCCCTTGTCAGCGACCTTCTTCTTAGATGCTACCAAACCAGCCCATACGTCGGTTTCGATGTCCTGTGTCGGGGAGTTTGTCAGTACGTCGAAGCCAGTACCCGGAGCTGTGCCGTTGAGTACGGTTGCGTCGAATTTCTTTGCGATTGCACCAGGCAGACGGTCAACCAATGCCTGATACAGTGCAGGCAGGTCGCGCTTGAACTCGTCGCTGAAAAGTTCAATCAGGGCTACCTTGTAAGGCACCATGTTCTTGGTGGACAGACCCGGCTCGCCAACGTGCTTTTCGGTGGACTCGCCAATCCATGCTGCGTCTGGGTCGCTGAGGATGACAGGGATGGACAGGCCAGAACCCGGAAGCGTGACCTTGCGGGCCAATCGCATGATGAGGGACTGCTCCTGTGCGCTTTGCAAAATTTCGTTGCTAAGTTGCTTGGGCAGAGAAACGCCCGAGGTGCCGCGATATGTATCGACTGGCGTGGTGGAGTAAGCCATGATGGCTCCTTTCGTTTAATGGAAAAACGCACCGACTGATTCGGCGAAAATCTCACCGTTCGATAACGCTTGTCCTGTTTTTGCGCGTGTTCTATCCGATGGAACGCTCGGAAGTGCATCAGGCTGCTTCGGTTGAACCAGCGCGGCAGCTTCGAGCAATTCATCCTTTGTTTCGCCGCGTAGAATCGCGACTGTTTGAATCGGTAGGCCCGTTTCCGCAGCAACATCGGCAACCAGCGCGTTTCGCGCTTGCGTGGCTTCGTATTGGGCCACTTTGCTTTCGGCTTCTGCTAGTCGGTCTGTCAGCTTTTCCAATTCGGTCTTGTTCGCGGCTTCTATTTCGTCAAACTTGGCCGCTTTGTCTTTAAGTTCTTCAAAGCCTGCGTACTTTGAGCGCTCTCGTGCCAGCCGCGCCTTGATGGCGTTGTTGAACTCTTCCTGCGTCGTGATTGGCTTGAACTCGACCTGCTCGGTCTGCTCTTGCATATCGCTTGCAGTTGTTTCCTGAACTACGTCAGTCATGTCGGACATGTTTGCCCCTTCCCCGCCTTGCGGCGTAAAAAAAGACACCCGCGGGTGCCTGTCCTTTGAATGCGTTTTCCGTCGCCACGTATGTATGAAAAAAGCCGCGCGTGCGGCCCTTATCAGCCTACAATCAGCTTTCTTTTAATCTCTTGAATCTTCTGAGCAAGCATCATGTAGTACCTGTCAGAAAGACCTGTTTTCTTCCATTCTTGCTCTAGTACAGCGCATCTATACTGAAGTTCGTCTATGCTCTTTGCCTTTTCGGCGAACTTTACAAAATCACCGTAGCTTTTGAACATTTCGCTGCTCCAATTTGCCACATGGCTCGTATATCGCGAAATATCGTTGATTTTCAATCTTCCGTTTTTTAAGTCGTCAACGTATTGGTCGTACAAAGCATCTGGGTCATATCCATCAATCTGCGTCGCCAAACTTGCGCGTCTTGAAAAGCCGTTTTCAACTGTATCCCACCCTGGCACTACTGTGCATCTGCAATCTGGATGGTAGTGATCGTATGCACCTGCACTCTTTGCCGTAAGATACACGAAGCCGCGTGATGCAAGCATTATGCAGAACGGGCAACCTGCTCCATACGATTTAGAATATCCTGGAACTCTTGCAAAACGCGGGCGTTCTCTATCTTTCAGTCCGTAGTTGAACATAGACGTTCCAGCAGCCCTGCGTATCTCATACGAAACGCGCTGGCGCAGAAGATTGCTAAGCATTTCGTTGTTTCCGTTTGATTCTGTAAGAAACGCATACACCGATTTGCTGCTTGCTTCTGGTATTCTCCCAGAATCGACAATCAGTTCAGCTGTATCTCCTATGCTTATTTCACGCATTGCGTTGTAGAACTCAGAAGAAATAACAGCAGCATCATCCGTAACAGATTCAAGCAATGGATCTAGCCAATCCATCAATGAACGGTGGTTTATGTACTCTCCATCTTCAATCATTGCTGCCAGATTCGCGGTAGCTATGTCGGTAGCAGAAGACGTTAGCTTTTCGAGACTGCCGTTATAAGCGTCAATCTTCACTCTGGTCGCCATCGTCTATCCTTCTATTCGGTTGTTCCTAGCAACGATGCTTTGATAAGCGAGGTTGTCTTTGCCTTTTTCATTTCGCTTGCTATGCGTCTGCGCACATCCTCGGAGAATCCTAGCTGTTCAAAGAACACGTCCGTTTCAGCGAATTCAGGAACCGCACTTACGATTTTAATCATGGCATCCGCTTGGCTCACGATTGACGGCATTGCCGGGTTCTTGAAGTTGACGGAAAAGTCACGTTCCTCGTCGGTCAATTCTGCGACTGGCTTGTTCTGCTTCGCAGCGATAACCATCAGGCCGATGTTGTAAAGCGCTGTGCCGTTCGTGTCGTTCAAATCTTCGGCTTCGATAATCAAACCTTCATTGGCTGCATATATCGCTTCTGCGCTGCTCGCTTGGTCATGTAGCACGCCGAGCACGCTTACTGGGATATGCGTCTCTCCGCTGAACCGCGCGGCAAGGCTGCGCATGTAATTCGTGTGGTTGTCAATCGTGCCCTGTGCCAACTGACCGAATTGCGGAATGTCGCCGTTTTCGTCACGGGACACACCGAAAATCTGCCCGATGTATGCTTCCCACTTCGTTTTGCCATCTAGCACTTTCTTGTCGGCGCCGAGCAGGTACTTTTGCGGGCTAGTGTTGAATTCCTGAGAAAGCTCGCCGCGCACGAATTCGCGCACGGCGCTATCCGTCAGCGCACGAACCGAGCGCGTGATGCGAGATGTGCCGAACGGACGGTTTTCTGTCGGTCTATACACCAGAGCCTCAATCAGCGGCACGCCAGCGTTGTGCTCGGTATGCTCGCATTCCCACACTTCGCTTTCGTTAATCCAAAACGTAACGACAGCTTTGTCAGTGTAAAGGTTGAATTCAGTCGGTTTTCCATCATCGTTGAAGTCGACGATGGCCATGCCGTATGCAATGCGGCCGCGCCTGCTGTCCCATACGGCAGATGCGCGTTCTGCACTGTGAAGCTGGATTACCACGTCAGGCTCACCTTCGCCGCCCTTTGACAGCGTGATGAATTCGCATGAATGGATGAGCTCGCTGTGTACTGCTTGACTGTATTTTCGTTTCAAAGATGATTTAGTCACGACCTCTGAAAGAATCGCGTCGATTTCTTCATTTGATGCCGTATATCCATCGAAGCGCGAGCGATTGGCAAGATGGTCGACTGCTGCCTGAGGCCATCCTACAACGGCATCCATTCCCTCCAAGTCAGGCGGGATTGCAATGCCGATGTTCTTCAGCTTGTTCTTGCCCTCGTAGTATCTGTTGCGCAGTTGGTTCTTCGCCAGCTTTGAATTCCATACTTCCGTAAGGTTCTTAACCATTTCTATGTATTTATTCGGCACGTAATCAGCGAAAGCCATCTCGATTACATTCGATTCGCATCCGCATCTTACCGTCCGCCAGATGCGCGGACTGTCGTTTTCAATCTTTGCCATTTACCAAACCTCAATCTGTCTTGTCGGGTTTCGTCTTGTAATCTGTGCCTGCCAGTAAGCAAGCGCGCATGCTTCGATAGCCGTGGCGTCGGCATCTTCTGTCGATGCGAAGCCATATCCGCCGTTCGTGCCGATTCGCCTGCGTTCTGTCTTTGTTGCGCTCGCATCCAGCTGTTCCTGTCCCATGTGCGCGATTCGCTGCTCATGGACGGCACTCACCAACGATGCGCACGCCGATGCAATATCTGACGATTTCGGCCGTATGATTTCACGCTGCTTCACGCCGCTTTGCAGAAGTCGCTCGTTCAATGTCTGAGCGTTTCCGCCGCCGTCAATAACAATTTGCGCTGCCTTGGTATGGCGCTGCGCTATCCAGTCGACGAACCAAGTTATTCCACCATTTAGCGCGCGCGTTTCTATGAGCTCGATATACGGCAGTCCATCTGTCGGCTTCATGCAAACAGCTATGCTTCCTACCGACCCGTCGACTGCAAATTTGACTGCATAGACAATCAATCCATCAGCCGGTGGTTCTGCTTTGCATCCGTTCCATTCGCTCTCTGGAATCACCGTGTCGCGGTTGTGCCTATCGCTCCACCATCCAAGTCGTTCGCGTGCAAACTTGTCGTTTGCCATCTGCTCGCATTCGCCCTCGATTGTTTCCGGCTGGATGCCGATGCCGAATGACGGGTTTGCTTCTGCCCATCTTTCACGATCGCGCACATCTCCGATTTCCGTAACAGACCATTCCGCCCATGCTGTTGTGGTTGTCTCGCCACCGAGCGCGTCTTTGCGTATGCGCGTGAAAACGGTACCATCAGCACTTTCGTCTGGCGGCGTCCCCGTGTATATCGTCTGCGGATTAGCCGATGCAGAAATAGCTGGCAGGAACGAACCTTGCTGTTCGTCGGTCAATTCTTGCGCTTCGTCGAATATCAGCAGGTCGCCATGTTGGCCACGTCCACCATTGCGCGTACGCGCTAGGAATTTAATCCTTGCACCGTTCTTCAGGTCTATTTCCTCACGGCCGAGTGCCGTCTTGATTCCGCCGTCCTTGACGTACTTTGAAAAAGCCTTTGTCTCGAACAGGTCTCGTAATTCCGTGAACGTCTCCGTCGATGTCTTTTGCAGGTGGCTCGTGTATATTATATCCTCGCCGAGCGCCAACGCTCCGTATGCGCACCTTGCTACGACAACCAGCGTTTTTCCGTTCTGTCGCGGTACAGACAATCCGCACGTCTTTGCGGCCCAGCGTCCCGTTGATTTGCGTCCAAGCCAGTCGTCGATGATGTCAGCTTGCCATTCCCTTAGATTCAGCCCGCCAGCTTTGCAAATGTCGAAAGCGTCCATTCCGTCGCCGTCGTCAGCTGTTGGAACGACCCTTGCCGTCGGTTCTTGGTTTCCTATTCGAGCGGTTGATGATTTCGCTGATTTCGTCAACTGTGTCGTCACCGCCTTCGATTTCTTCAATCTCCCTCATTGTTTCCCTATACTGCCTTGACAGCTGCGGAAGTGTTTTTGCGTCGATGCAATCGTCAATCGCTGTTGCAAGCTGATATGCCAGAACATGAAGCTGCTCGGCACGTGTTCCGCTCCGTGTCGCTTCAAGCAATGTGGTCATGTTTTTTCCTTCGTGTGTAAATTATGACTGTGCCCGTGGGGTTCACGTCGGGCCATAGACCCCTACCACCCTACCATTCGCGCGAGTGCTCAACCTTCTTTATCGTGATAACAAGACGCTTGCTCAGGAATGTGCGCTCGTAACGTGCCCGTATGCGTCTGCACAACGCAGGCGATAGCGGTTTGTTTCCTCTCCATTGGTTACAGCATCTATGCGCTGCATCCACGTTGTCGTAATCGCGAGGACTGCCGCCAAGTGATACAGGGACTCGCTCGTCAAGCTCGAATGCTCGTCTGTCAGGGTGTCTTAGGCTGTAGTCAATAGGATAATTGCACAGGTGGCAGATTCTTTCCTCCGCTCGCACACGTGCCCATAGCTTGTCTCGTCCGCTTACACGTCGCTTATTCCCAGCCATACTCGCTGCCGTTAATCTTTAAATCTTGCACCGCGACGATCGTTGCAATAGCTATCGGTGCAGGCGCGTAACGTCGTGCGCTGTCCTCGATGTATTTTAAGTCGACTGCTCCATTAGCGCGCGCGCGTTGCTTACCGTCTCCATGTTTCTCGGCCATCTTTAAGTCCTCCTGGCATTGTCGGCACATTCCATTGGTAGGTTCGGGCGTGTTCTGCCCGCATGATAGGCAATAGGGCATGTTGGCCTCCTAAATAAGTAAAGGCGCGTTGCGCGCCGTTTCGGTAAAAAGGTTGGGACGCAAGCCGGTTGGATAGCCTACGTCCCTATTCAGAAGGAGATGAATTGTGGAGACCGCCAAAGTCACCCATTACATTATTGCAGATATCTTAGTGCCTTTGTGTGCCCGATTTGGCGATTTAACGATTCACCATTGGTCCATCTTCTCCCTGATTGCTCCCTTGATTGTCTTGCTGATGTTCTCCTGCGAATCAAGGTAGGCAATCATGTCCTGCTCGTTGTCGTTGTGGCATCTTATTGTGTACGCCCGTGTGTGGTTCTTCTGGTACTTGGTCGTGATTGCCGCCCTCTGCTTCTTCTTCAGTTCTTCGTTCACTTCTGCTCCTTCCAGATTGCCCACTCGGAATACTCCAATTCGCTGTCTTCCCACTTCTGCCTTACCGTTGCATCTGCAATGTCGAAAACCTCCACATCATCGCCTTCTTCGTTCTCCACTTCCTCGGTAAGATATACCGTGAACATCTGGTATTCCGATGTGACGATTTCATCTTTGATGCGCTGCTTCGATTTCTTGTAGCACTCCATCGCCACCGTTCATGTTCCCATGTATCAACTCTACTTTGTACACTTTTCCTCCTATCACATCTATTCCTGAAAAAGTTCCCAAAAGTCAGGGTATACAACGTAGCACGATTCACCATCGTCAACCCATGCGTAGGCGTAGCCTGCAGACATTACTTCACGCTGAACCTCTGCCAGCAGCTTGTCATTGATAGGCTTGTAAAATGTGTCATAAGCCACGCCAAAATCCTTGTTGCAGTACTCAACATATACGTTGTTCATCTTTCTTCCTTTCGTCTACCGCTACCCTCTATCTCTTTCCTGTTGTGTATAGTCTACTATACATTTATCAGGAATAGCACGAGAAGTTGAAACTTTTTTTAAAAAAAGAAGCACACCTCACGATGCGCTATCTTTTTCCCATGTAACAGAAGCCGTCTTCTGGCGTAAGCGTTAATTCCTTCATCAAAGCAACCGTTCATTCGTTCACATCCTTTATATCAACTAGAAGATTTCCATATTTCAACATCACTCCGACTCGCACTCCGTATTTATGACAGAAAATTGCGGTTTCGTAGAACTTGCAGCGTCCATCTTATTTTCCAAGACAATCTGGAGGAGTTGTCCACCTCGCCATTATTTCTGGACATTCATGGTGTTTCATGGCATATTGAATCAATGACACGCTACTCATTCGCTCACCACCTTTGCTCCGCAGTTTTCGCAGCAACACGGTTTATCGACTAAATTCGTCCAACCGCAAGATGAGCATGTATATGCGTCTGTTGGATATATTTCGTCACCGCTCATAGCTTCATTATGTGTCATTGTGCATGTTCGCACTGCTCGTGTGTTCCATGCTTTGATGGCTTCTTGCTCATCAACTTCCAACAACTCTGCCATTCTTGTAATAAACAGCTTATTGCCTCTTTCGTATTCATACGTGAAGATGCCGCCAGCGTATGTTTTTACAAGAAAGCAATCCTCTCTTGTGTGCATTATCACAGCCGATTCTCCATATATCGGAAGGTCAAACTTTTCTAATGCTCCACCGCCGCAAAACGGGCATGGTAATAACTCGCTCATAATTCCACCTCTTCATCTTCCTCGAAATGCTTGCAAGCAAACGTGTTTTCCCATATTTTTGTGAATCTGTTATGCGTGTTCAACTGAACCCACTTGTTTCCATCGTATTTCATGCCGTCTTGGTTTGCGCATACGCCGTATTCACATAGGCATGAACAAGAATCATTTTCTTCAATGTCCTCAAAACCTACCCTGACGAAGAAACTGCAATAGCAGCATGTTTTATTGTTCACAGTTCCACCTCTTTCATTTCCATCTGGCGCGTTACGTGGCTTCCGTTCCATGGTTCGCCTGCACGCCATAGATTCACTCCGTTGTTCCACATGTCGACAACTTGCTCGACCGTCTCGCCGTTTTCCATGAACGGAACGCCGACACGGCATGTATCTTTCAGGCATTGCGCGGAGAAAGCATCAAGCTTGCCATGCCTGAACCAGCTAACATTCATGCAATAGATTCCAGCAGAATGTCCGCACCGTGGGCACGTTGCCACTTCAATGAATCTCGCCATCTATATCACCTCCGCATTCGGGAAATTTCGCTTTGCCTCTTCAGGCAGGAATTCATACAACGCTATCAATGCACGCTTGCGCAGCTTCATCATGCCGCCCCATGTGTATTCCATGTCTACGCATGTCTGCTCCCAAGTCGACCCGAGGATGTAGTGCTTTGTCAGGCAGGCGCATTGCTCTGCTTGCAGCTTTTTAAGCATGATGTGTGCCTGCCAGCTTACTTCTGCATATTCGGCGCTTTCTGCTGTGTATGCCGCGATCATCTCGATTGCCTTGATTGCGTTGCGCTCGACTCCATCTGGTACGCATGACGTAGATACCTTGTCGCCTGAATAATCAACGGCTTTCAAACCGTCATTAAGCGCATCGATTTCGTTTCTTAGCGTTTCCATGCGCAGCTTCAGGCCGCGCACGTAATCCATGTACTTCTTCGATGCGAGGTACATAACTGTTTCATCGTGGGTCATCGTGCAACTCCAATCAGCCAGTTCGCGTCGCATCCGGTTACTTCGCATATCTTCACTAGATTCTTCACGTTGAGCCCAGCGTCTTTCTTCGTGTACACCAGATGCCTGTTGAGTCCATTCAGCTGCATGAACATGTCGATAGATTTTCCGCTTTTTGCTGCTGCTTGCCTGATTGCCATTTCGGCACGTTCGCGGACCGTCATGCTCATAACTGCACCGCTCTTGCGTTCCATACCATTACGGCACAGTTTACATTGTCTTTGCAACGCTTAGTTCGCATGCCGCAGTTAGGATTGCTGCACTTCACGTAATCGTCTCCGCTTGACATGCGTTTCAATACTGCTTTGCTCCCGCAGCACGGGCAAGGCTTCAATTCTTTATTCTCCATCTTTCGCTCCATTCTCACGTGTGTTCCACCGCTCAATCGCTGCATCTTTCGCAGTCTTGCTGTACTGCTTGATTTCAGCACCGCAGTCGACGCAGAAGATCGCGCAGAACGTCGCATTGCTTGCGCTGAATTCAGCCTGACCTCCGCAGAATGGGCAAGGCTTCAATTTCGCTGTCATGCTTGCTCACCAGCTTTCAGTTCCATTGCACGGTCGATGAATTTCTCGGCGAGCACGTATGCATAGCATTCATCTATTTCAAAGTCGCTGTCACCGAGCATCATTGCCGCTATTTCATCACGAAGCTCGCGATATTCGCTGTCGTCTGGCTCGTACTTATCCGACATGAATGTCCAGCGCGAACATTCCGTGCACGGCGCTTCGGCAATCCTCACATTCGACCATTTGCAGCCGTCGCATGTTTTACGCTCACGCTCTTTGTTGCATTCGACGCACGTTTCTATGCTGTCGTCAATCATTTCGTGCTGTTCTGCTTCGAGCTCGTCAGCGAGTTTCATGAACATTTCACGTCTGCACTCACGGCAATCGTTGATGATCTCGCACATGCGTCTTGAATCGTCATAAATCATTCCGTATGTGCACGTAGCTTCTTTCTTCGTTGATGCATTGCGCAGTCTTTCGAGCACTTTAGACATTACGCACCAACCCCCAATCTGAACCCGTAACCGAATGCGAACCCGCACGTCGTAAGACATGCGACCATGAATAAAAAGCAGACAAGAATTGTCAAAAATAGAAGTACTGTTTTGATGATTTCCTTGAAGTCCATCGTCTCGCTCCTTTCGTTGTTTTCGTTTCGTTTGTTGCCTTGTTTCCGATGTTGTCTCCAAAAAGTCGTATTCTTTCTATATATATACATATAATTATTTTTATTTAATATTCTTAGAAGTGTGTCAACAGCGGCAACAGCGTCAAAATGCCTGTTCACAGCGTTGACGCTTATTGCCGTGCAGTCATGTTGTTGCCACTTCTTTCAACATTTTCGGGACATAAACTCGCTGGATGCCGTATTCGACAGTCCTTTGTTTCGCTCCTTTTCCTAAAATTTCGCCGTAATCGCACCAGTCGTTAACGGAATTTCGCATGATGTTGTGCACGTCGGCAACAAGAATTCGTGCCGTTATTTTCTTGTATGCATCTGGCAAACAGTCGATAAGTTCCTGCGCACACACGCGCCATCTTAGGTCGTAAGGCTGCCAGAATTCTTCGATTCCCTTTGCTAAGATTTCGTCGAGATGATTCTGGATTATGCCGATTCTCGGGTCGTCCTCGCGATATGAATCTTGCATCTTGATTGCTTCTGTTCGCATGTTTTCGTCAAGCACGAGCGCAGGATGTTCAGTCTTGTATATATGGACTGCTTCTGCCCATGCCTGCTCGAAATAAGCATCCGCGCCATCATCGAACATGGACATCAACGGTTCATTCTGGCCGCATGGAACTGGCAGAAAGCGCCTGTTTTCGTTGTCAACCAAGAAGCTGTTGCTGTTGGTCGTGCCTATGAAAATGCAGCGCCTTGGCCAGTTTTCCGTTTCGCGCATGTACTTTGGCCGTATCGTGTCATTCTGCGTCGTGATGAACGATTTGATGCTTTCAACGTCTTTCGCGCGCTTGGTAGCAAGTAATTCAGCCAGTTCGACTATCCATTTCCCACGTATCTTTTCAATTGCTGCGTCACCTTCGATGGTGCTTAGATTGTCGTTATACCATTCGGTTTTGTGTGCCATCTTGCCGACAAAGTAGCTTTTTCCAAGGCCCTGCCGACCTGTCAAGATCATGCAATAATCGAACTTGCATCCTGGGTCGTAGACACGCGCAACAGCACCAAGCATAACGATGCGCATGACTGCCGCTGTGTAGTCATTTGCAGGCGAACCAAGGAAAACGGGAAGCATGGTGCATACGCGCTCAGTACCGTCCCACACAAGGCTTTCTAGCCACTCACAGAGCGGATTACGGACGTCGTGCTCGGCGATAATGACAACAGCGTCGATTGCCTTGCTTTTGGCATTCATTATGCGGTACTTATGCTCCAAGTAAGCAGTCAGGCTCGCATAGTCGGCGTCCTTTATTTCGCGCTCGCCTTGATGGTCGTCCCATGGCAGCGGCAGCACGACCTTGCGCGTGTGCGCCATTGAATCATAGTAAAATCGGCCGTTGAGGTCGGAATCTGCAAGCATTGCGCGCACGCAATTCTCCGTGCAGCTTTGGATTGCACCGTTCTTTGTCGTGATGAATTCAATGTCTGCGTCTTGCTTCTTGATTCCTTTGCCATATAAAAGCGCGCTGTTGATAATTCGCACGATGTCATTGCCCGGCAATGGCGGCTTGCATTTCGCCTCGTTCACTCCTGAGACAATCATTCCTATTTCATCGTCTGACAATCCACGTGATTGGAGACTGGCGGCAAGTTTGAACAGCGTGTTGTCTCGCTCGCCTTTGTTAATGTCTCCATCAGGAAGCACGAACCGCTTGCCTTTGCTTTTGCCTGACTGGACGGAACGGATGAATGCCAGCACGTTTTCGTCTGCTCTAGCTATCTGCACGTCGTCTGGGTCGTTTTCCCATGCGTAAGGCTGGCCATTCGGATGGATGGATGGCGGAGCGACGATATAACCACCGTCGCCCCTGATATCCACGGCAATCTCGCTGTTCACGCTGCTTTCAATGGGTGTATTCGCTCTGTAATACAGATGATATCCACCGCTTCCGCTTTTCGCGCTCGCCGTTTCTGGCAACTCGCCATGCTCTGATTCCCAGTCGTGCAGATAATCCATGCCGTCGACGTCATGGTTGTCGAAGTCTATAACGATGATTCCGTTTGATGGTGTGCCCGTTGCAATTCCTATGTTGCACTCTGGACGTTTAGTCCAGGCACGTTCGATTGCTTCTGCATCTGTCATTGCAGCCTTAAAACCAGTCGTGACGGCAGGCGTCTTATCGCGCTCGCACAATGGAAATACAGCAAGGCCGTATTCTGCCAAGCGCAGCGCTTCTTCCTTAAATGTAGCCATGTTCCATCACATCCAAGTAGTAAAGAACGTCACGCCCTGCATCTTCAGGTCGGCAGAACTCGAAGCGCGTGCCATAACGACGCTGCATAGATGCAATCGTCTTTGCAAGAATCGCTCCGTCAACGCGCTTCGCATTCCTATGCTGCAAACGCCGAAAGTTGAAGTGCATCTCTGGTTCAGTCCAGTTTGCAAAATCATTCAGCGACAAGATTCCATCTTTGTTTTCCACGAGGATGGTAAGCGGAATCTCGCAATCCTGTGCAAGCGAAAGCTCGCGTCTGAATCTGTCGTGCTGTTGCTGCAAATTAGACGCAAGCTCATATATGTCAGCCTTTGTGTCAACGCTTGCATGTCCATTACTCCATTTATAGTCGCCCACTACCAGCTTCGTTCGGTATGTCAGTATTTTCTTTGCAGCAAAGAACTCGTCTTTGAGTATGTGCTTGTCCTTCTGCTGTCGTGTGTCGATTAGTAGTAAAGGCATCGTGCTCTCCTAGAATGGAAAGTCGTCGCCGTCGATGATCGTTGCTTGAACTTGCTCAGGCTCGACTACTTTTGCATCCTGCTCCGCATCCAGCGGCTTGAATTCTTTAATCGTCCACTTGCCGTTGCGCACTTCATCTGCCGTGAAGTAATCGGGAAATTGGAAACGCTCCTTTTTCTCACCTTTCTTGTTCACATATTCCTCGTACTGGAATGACGCACCGACAATCTTGCCGACAAGGCTGCGTTCTTCCCAGTTCCATTCATATCCTGCGTTCGATTTCTCGATGCAGCTGATAAGGTGCTTGAACAGTCCGACGGCCTTTTCCGAATAACTCTGCTTGATGGTGTGCGTCCATGGGTTATTCTTTGCGAACTCGTCTGAATAATGTCCAGCGAAGTCGCCCTCATGGATGTCGAAAGTAAGCTCCATGCGCTCGTTTTTCGCATCGTCCCATACGTCCGTGATTTTGATGACGTAGCCGCCTGCTGGCAGCTTCTTGCCGCCTTTGCCTGATTCTTCGATGAATTCATAGTCTTTGATAGGTTTCATTTTTTATCCTCTCGGTTTGCGGTTTTCACTATTCTTTTGTAATCATTGCATTCAGTTCTGGTTGGATAGTTTTCGCTTCTTAATATGCACACGACTGGCATCTCTGGCTTTCCCGTAAGCCTGCATTGGTCGCATGTCGAGCAGAGCCATTCGCTTTTCATCTTACTCATTTATATCCGCTGCTTTCGTCGTTCCGATTGGCGCCATGCCCCAGTATTCGCGGATGATGGTGTCTACCGCTTTCAGGTCGTTTTCGATGATTGACTCGCTGAACATTTCCATCGGCGCCTTGACTGGCGTGTTCGCAAGTCCGCTGGTTACGAAGTGATAACCCGTGTCGTCATTTGTTGCCATGAGGACAATCGGGAACATGCCCTCGATAGTCAGCTGGTTGTCAAGCATCTTGCCGATGCTTTTCGGCTTGATTCGCCCGTTGTCGTCCGTGTCCGGATGCATGAAGAAATATACGATCGTGTCGTCGTCCGTCCAATGGTTAGCAGTTTCGAGAAGCTGCTCAAATGACACGGCCATGTCCGTGAACTTGCCATATCCAGTTTCTTTCGCTCGCGCGAAGTTCTGGAATGCCATAAGATAATTCGCATCGTCGATAACATACGCTTTCAGCGTGTTCTTTTTGAGACCAGTCTGGATGATGGAATAATCGACATTGTTCATCACGCTCAGCTTCTTGCGGAAAGGCAACGGCTTGTTCGCAACATTGAACACGCCGATTTCGCCCTCATTGAAGTTGCGCAGGCTGGTCGATTTCCCGCTGCCAGAGTAGCCAAGAATCAAAACAGAAACGCCCATGCTACTCACCATCCTCCAGCAGTCCGAACACGCCGCGATCATCGAGCATCGGACGAACAGCATCGAACACATCAGTCGGTTTCGGGATGCGAATGCTGGCATATCCAGCTTTCGTCCCTGCATAAAGACACGGCACCATTTCGCCCGTCTCCTTGTCGACGACCTCAAAGCCGACGCACTCAAATGCGTTTTGCCAGTCGTTCACAGGCTGCACTCTCGCAAGGCCCTTCTTCACGAGATATTCGAGCGCTTCACGTTCGCACATCGGGTTGATTTCCACGGTCGTCTTCGGTGGAATGTAGCTAACCGTTCCGACCTTCTTGCCGTCGATTAACAACTGGCGGCTTGTAACTCCATTGATATTGAACATGGCGGAAATTTCATCACGCGCATCCGCCTTTGCGTCTTTCACCGGGTCTTTGATTGCCTTTTCCAAGGCGCACAAGACCGCTAATTTTGTGTCATTCATCTACATAGTCCTTCCGCTCGGGCACTGGTAACGAATGCCCAGATACTCGAAATACAAATCTTCAATGCCCGCATACGTCATTTTCTTGATGGAGACATTCGCGCTCATTGCGAGCTCTGTGAGCTTTCTCGTGCTGCACACGAACACGACAGCCGGCAGCTCTTTTTCTCCAGTAATGCGCGCGCGAAGCCTTGTCGCAAGCGTTTCGTTTTTTGCGTAATCGTTCATCAGCTGAATATTGCGGCGCATCTCGTATTCGTTCATTAGAACCACCCCAGACACATGCCGATTATTGACAGCATGTAAACAGGCGCGAAGATAGTTGCAATGATGGCCAGCTGGGCCGATGTGGTATCATCGACATGGTGCTTGCTGTTGCAAGTGCTCCGTGAAAGGGCGCTGTGTTTAGGGTCGCGGCGCCCGATTCTTATGTGTTTCATCATCACCTTTTCCCTTCTCTAACATCTGCCAACCAATTCGTCGAGCGTGCATCCGTACAGTTTGGAAAGCTCAATGCATGTTGATATGGTTGGCTCGTTATTCAATTTTTCGTTTTCGTATTTATAGAGTGTATCTGCCTTGATTTTTCCGTATGTAGCTTTTTCGACCTGTTCAGCGCTGTCGAAACCAGCTGCCTTGCGTTTACGCTTCATGCTTTCGCAAACTGTCACAACATTTTGTGTTTTCATATTCACCCCCCTTCAAAATATAGTCCTTACGGGACTAAATCGCATTATACACAAATTTCGTCCCGTTGGGACTAAAATAATAATTTTTTTGATTAACGGGATAAATTTTTTGATATTTAGGGGACTAAGATTTATAATGCGCGACATGATAAGTAACGAGGAAATAGGGAAGAATATCCAAAAAGCAAGGAAGAAGGCAGGTTATAAATCTGCTAGATCATATTCCGAGCACATTGGAATTTCTGTAAACACATATACGGCATGGGAGCAGGGACGCCATGAGATTGGATTGTTCGATGCAATGATGATTGCTGAAGATCTTGGCATATCGCTTCAAAAGTTGGTGGCTGGTAAAGATGCGCTCATTCGGAACGATCAACAAAACTAAAAAGGGAAGATATCAGGCTGTATGGACTGAAAACGGACGTCGCCCGTCAAAGACGTTCGACACTAAGAAAGAAGCTGCTGAATACCTAGCGCACAAAGAAGTCGAAAAGAACGGTGCAGGATATTTCTGCACGTATTCGCAATACTGGGACACTGAAGTATTGCCGTCATTTGAGTTTTTGCAACCAAACACCATCCATGGGTATATGCAAGCATGGGCAGCATTGGAACCTAAAATCGGCATGCGCTCGATTGATAGCACGACATATCGCGAAGCAGAACGTATCTTGCGCTCTGTCGGCGCTCCGTCGCTACAAAAGAAGTGCTATGTGCTGTGGAAAAAGATATGCAACATGGCAGTGCGCGACCGCATCATATCAAGCAACCCGATAGACCGTTCCATCAGATTGAAGAAAGTTCAGTCACGCGAGAAAGTCCTGTACGACCGTACAGATATCCCGCATGTGATGGATGCTGTTGCTGGTTGCAAATATGAGCCGCTTTTCCTGCTTGAAGTTGGTGGTGGATTACGCCATGAGGAAGCCATGGCAATCTGCGGATGCGACATTGAGAAAAGACGCAGCGGAAAGACCGTGTACGCCTCTGTAAGCGTGAATAAGGCACTAGTTTGCGTTGATGGCAATAAGTACTTAAAGGACACGAAAAACGCCTTTTCAAAGCGTATGGTGGTTATAGGCGAGCCGTTCGCTTCACGCCTGCTTGAAATAGCTGACGGGACAAACGGCCCTCTGATGTTTGGAAATATACGTGGTGATGGAACCATGCCTGAACATTATGCTTCGCCGAATACTGCGTCGCATAATTGGAAAGATTGGTGCACGGTCCACAATGTTAAGCACGTCCTATATGGAAATATGCGAAGCACTTATGCCACGCTGTTAGGTGAAGCTGGTGCGCTTGACAGCCTTGTTTCCATGGCCATGGGCCATTCTGGACAAACCACAAAAAGCGCACATTATCAGCAGCAGACGCTTAAAGGATTAGAGATTGTAGCTGACTGCTACACCGATTATCTCTCTTTTTTTTGATATATTGATATGCAGAGATATGCAGAGCGATTCGGATTTGGGTCAAAATTAGTCCCCTAAGTATCAAAAAGTCAAAATCGGATATGTCGCTAAAATTTGACATTTTTAGGCTCTGACCTGCTGTTTTACTTGGTGGGCCCCGCCGGGCTCGAACCGACAACCAAGGGATTATGAGTCCCATATAGATTCGCTTCTGACCTGCGGATATATACCTCAAATATGCAGACGATATGCAGAGCGCGAGCATGCATTTTTGACATATTTTTATGCATTTCGCTGACGGGCCGCATTATGATCGTGCAAACCCGTCAGCAACCGGCTATTATAACATGTTATGCCAACTCGTTCACTCTATCCTGAACCGCTCGATAATCATAGCCTGCTTCAGTCAAGCGTTGCTTGCGTGCTTCTCCGTTGCCCCAATCACCGTTGATAACCTCACGTGCCAAGCGGTCGATGTCGGCATCTTGCGCAGGTTCGGCAGATGGCTCGGCTTGCGCAGCACCGTACATTTCATTGACGCGATTCTGGACAAGTCGGTAGTCATAGCCTGCTTCAGTCAAGCGTTGCTTGCGTGCTTCTCCGTTGCCCCAGTAACCGTTGCAAACCTGACGAGCTATTTCGTCCACGTAATCAGCCGATGGTTCTTGCTGCGGTTCAGGCTCTGGTTCTTGCTGTGGAACGGGTTGCGGTTCTTGTGCTGGTTCTGGTTCATTCTGCGCTGCCACGTAGTCGATATAGCGGCATTTGCAGTGTACGTCCCAGTTGCGCGTGCGTGGATATGGGAAGCAGTCCACATTGTCGCATCGGGAAGTCTGCACGCCGTTATCCCATGCGGGCGTGGCTTCGATGCACATTCCGTCCCCGATGAAGATTCCGATGTGTCCCCAGTCGCGTGTTGCTACCAGTTCTCCCACTTCGATGGTCGGTCCTTGAGCGTCATTCCAGATATCGGTATAGCCTTGCATCAGATGTTCAATCGTGGCATCTGGCACACCGTTAGATGCGTAAGTTGCACCTCCGTAGTTGGCGTTCAAGTCACCTGACCAACCCCAGAGAATACCCTTGACCAGACCAACGCAGTCAAAGCCGAAAGTGTCCTCGGAATATCCTCGGATTGTGTCTGCGTTTCGTGCGTTCCAGTCAGTTCCGTTGTTGATGTAACGCTCCTTGTGTGATGGTGTCATGGACGCACCGAAACAGCCGTTGACATATCCAGTTCGATAGTTTGCTTCGATGTTCTTCGCTTGCGCGACTAATTCATGGTTGTTCATCGTATCTCCTCGTTGTATTTTGATTTCACTTTGTCTTTCTTGATTGCTGCTAGGCTCACAAGTTCCACCGTCCAAAACGCGAACCATGAAGCCGTGAGCGCGGAATCATGGAAACCAAGCGCGAAACTTGCGATTGTGTAGCCAAGCACGGCAATCACGGCAGCGATAACGATTTTCTTGCTGAAGCTGGAATCTATTACGTGTTCTGCCATTACTGCACCAGCTTCTTGGCTTCGGCTTGGCTTAACTCGCCCGTGATTGTCGTGGTCTTGCTCGAAGCGTTTGCAGCGTCAACCCAGCTTTCACCGAGGATATACGCCACAATCGCGCCAAATGCCATGACGCACGCGCTGATGGTAACAGTCGGGTCTTGTCCAGTGACGAGCGTTACGACCGCAACGATGAAGGTTGCGACCAATGCCCAGAATTTACGTGATGATAGTTTTTGTTTCCAGTCTATTTCGTTCATGTTTGCTCCTTAGTTTGTGTGCGCCGCGTTAGGTGTTCTAATCTGTTCTTTTCCAGATATAAACGACAAAATAAGGTGGCATATTAGCGCCTGTTGCAGACGAACCAACGGTAGAGTTTGTACCAGCAGCCGTAACACTATGCGTGTGGTTTGCCGAATTGCTACCGGTTGTAAAAGAATGTTGATGGCTTCCTGACGAATTGGATAAACCATAATTTGCATCATACCCATTAGACGTTAAAATATAGTTTACACTTCTACCATCGCTAACTTGGAACGACATTGCTATTGTTTGATTTGGGTTAGTAAAACCAGATTGAGATTCATAGTTATGAATTAAATAATGTCGATGAGAACCGTTATTATCAACAGTACCGCTATGAGTATGATTTGCGCTTTGTGTGCCAGAGGTTACCGAACTACCAGTAAAAGTATGTGTATGAGACGGAAGAGTTGCGTCTGCGGAACCACCAGTACCACCAGCACTATATGAAGAACCAGCCGCCAATAAGAATCTATCTTGTATGCGTTCCCATGTACCACCAAACAACGTAGCTGGTGAAGTACTGTTCACGCTCATGTAGATTGAACCAACTGGATAGATAAGGTCAACAATCCCAAGACTAGTACACGCTCCCGCCGCCGTGCTTGCACCTGTACCGCCGTTAGCAACAGGAAGCATACCGCTAAATGATTTTGCCTTAACATCATAGGTTGTATTGCCAACTTCAATTTGAGATATCTTATCCATGATTGCTCCTAGCTGTTAATCGTACCAGCGATTCCAGTCAAGGTATGCGTATGTGCAGTACCAGATGCGGTATGGTCTGCAATAGTGATGCCAGTAAGTTCTTCGCTTGTCGAACCGCTAACGCTGATGGTCTGGGACGTTCCTTCAAACTCTGCTGCCTTGATGCCGTTAGTGGTAACCGTTGTGTTCGCTCCCTTGGTCGGCAGCGTACCCTGTGAAAACTCGCCTTGCGTGAAGCTATCCGCTGCATGTGTCGGCAAGCTGCCTGCATTGAAGCTGAATGACAGCACCTCGTTCACGACACTTGCGCTCCATGTCGGAAGCGAACCTTGGTGAAATGCACCTTGGGTAAACGCGTCTGCTGCGTGTGTTGGCAGCGTGCCAACATTCGTAATGGAGTTTACCGTTGTGGTGTCTGCGGCTGTTGTTTCCACACTTCCCTGTGGTGTGAAGGTTGCGCTGCCGCTTACGGTGTGGTCGTGTTTCGGGTCGGTAACGCTGTGTGCGCTGATGGTAACGGAAGGTGCTGCGGAATCAGATGTGCCAGCAGATGTAACGCCATCACCCTTCTGCGCGTACTCGCTCAAGTCGATGGTGAAGCCGAGTTTTTCCCATGCGGTCGGGTCTGCGGTTGCTCCTACATTCTTGGTTGCAACCCATTCGCTACCGTCAGCTTGGTTAATCCATACATCACCGATTTTGGCGTTGGTTACCGCCTTAATCGCGGCTTCATTTGCTTTCGTACCCTTGATTCGCATGACGCTTGTAACAGCCGTTCCTACTGCCGTCGTTACGAAAGCCGTGGTTGCAAGTTGCGTTGAGTTGTTGCCCTCGGCTGCGGTCGGTGCAGTAGGTGTACCAGTAAAGGCAGGGGACGCCAACGGTGCTTTCGCGTTCAATGCTGTGTTCAAGTCTGTCTGGTCTGACAGCGTGCCTGTGATATCACCCCACTGTGCGCCCGTTGATGCGCTGATAGCTGCACGCACGGCTGCCTCGCTTGGGTACTTGTCATTAGATGCGGTTGCAGTTGGACGGACTTCCGTTACCTTATTATCAAGATGTTCTGCTTGTGAATCATGTGCCTCATAGTCCGTGTTATTTAGATGGACGGACGATATCACGTTTGCTGAATGTGCCATTTAATTCTCCTTAAACTGTCTGCAAGCCTTTCCAGATTGTTAGGCAGCCGCTTGCGTTGACCGCCATGTTCGTTACGCCTGTATTGCTAATCACGTTGTCCGTGATGTCGATACCGTTTCCTGCTGTAAGCGCAGCTTGAAAGCCTGTATGTCCGCTTGAAGCGAAGTCAAGATGCGTCAGTTGCGCGTGGTCTGTTTCCATTCGTATGACCTCGCCCATGTTCGCATCAAGTATTGCATTTCCCGACAGTTCAGCGTTCAGGCTTTCGCTCTCGCTCAATGTCGCGAAAAGTTCAACCATCACAGCACCTCGTTCTTCAGATTCTCAAATACGTTAATCGTCAAGATGTTGGTACATACCCTGCTGCCGTCTTGCCCGATGAAGTTCGCCTGCGCTGTTGCCCCGCATGGCTTGAACTTAACCGTCTGCGCTTGTGTAAGGCAGAAAACAACAGTGTGTTCATTGACTGTCGGTGTGATGTCAAGCGCAAGGCTGCCTTGCCGAATTGAAACTATGCACGTTCCAAGCGTGCGCAGGTCTGGTGATGTCGACCCGCAGTTTATTGTGTAGGTTGGTGTGGTTGCTTGGTACATATATGCTCCTTAACAGATTGTCGGAAGTCGCATTGCTTCGTCGTAGAGTTTCGTTCCTGTCCCGTTGCCGCCGATTGCGTGGTAGGCCGTGTAGACATTTTCAAGATGTTCACGATCATCTATCGTCATTCCGCCTTTTTCCATGGCGTCGTGATGGATTGTCTTGATTTCTCGCCATAGAAGCGCACGCATTCCCTGTGATAGCGCGCCCTTATTGTTGAACCGCTGCAATACGAAATTGACAACAGGCGCCACGATTGAAGCTGATGCCGCAGCAATCAGCGCGATGATTATTCCATCCATGCTATCTCCTATACGCCGTTGCCACGCACGTTCCATTTGGTAGCGCCTGTACTAAAACAATCGAACCGACCGAAGCTCCGCAGAAGTCCGCACAATCAATAGTGCTGCTGTCGACCTTCACCGACAGCGTGCTGCCTGATTTCGCTGTTACCTTGCCGAGCCGCACCGTTCCATTTGCACGCTTCTTATCCATTCCCATGGCGGAAGCGATATCGTCTAAACTTGCCAATTTATACCCCCGCTCACTACTAGATCTAAATCATTGGATATGAACTTGCGCACCTTCGTCTTGGTTTGCACTTTGACAGAAAGCGGTATTTCCATATTTGTGATGCTGCCGGACCATTCCGCGCCAGCGTATTTGAGCGAAACTGCATCATTCGGTGCAATCCAGTCGATGTATGCGTGCGTGAAGCTGACATGCTCGATTTCGTTGCACTTGTCACGCAGCATGGTTTCGCAGATCGTTTTCAATGCTTCAAGTTTCGCAGATGCCGTTGCCCCGGTGATTTCATCGACGCTTTCAATGTCTCCAGTGATTAGCCTGTGCCCGTTTTGATTGTATGAGAATTTCGCGCCATCCAGTACATACGCGCGCGCAGTGATGGAAACTGCATCATCTTCGTATGTCGCATATATTTCATTCGGCGTGTTCTGCCAGTCGTTCGATACAGAAACAACCGGCTGAAAGATTGCATTGGCTCCGTCTTGGAAAACCTCGACCGTTTCACGTGCTGTCGGCGGGACGTATGGAGACATCTGGACCTG